GATTCTTCATACAGAATTAGACCAATCAATGAATAGATTGCTGTATCTAGGAATGTGTCTTTGATATTTTCTTCTTTAAATTTAAGTTCGCCTTTGTCAATAAATGACATTAAACGACTATACTTATCGCCAAGTCTTACGGCAATACCTTTCCATGCATCAATGCCACCCAACTCTGATAATCTAAAGTTAGCAAATGGGTCTTGCTCTTGAGCATAATCGTGTCTTTTTTTGTCATGTAAAGATTTCATTTCATCAAGTAATTGATAAAATCGATTTGTATACTTGTGCATTATATTACTCCATTATGTGTATTGGTAGAGATATGATCGCCGTATTCTCTCCCATAGATGATAGTTTCTGATTGTTAATGCTGATATTACTCACACATAATTTACCAGTCTCGTCATCTATGATAAACATACCCAACGTTCTTACATCTGGACTAGCGCCAAAGATCGTGTTGTATGCCTTATCTTCAAATATGTCATAAGATACTCCAAATGACATAGGTATTAGTGAAAAAGTGTAACCCATATAGTATGCAACTTTTTGATAGTCACCACAAAATAGAGTTACCTCTTTCGTTGTGTCAAAGGTTTTATTAAACAGTTCGGATTTCATCTCCGATGCTTGTGCTTTGTTTAGTGCAAGTGACAATATAGTTAATGCGATAGCAATAAGAACGGTGCCCTTAATGATATCAACTATTTGTTTCATTCTCAATATGCTTGTAGAAGTTTTCCACTGCTTCCTTTAACTGTGGCAAGTATTCTTTTTTATCTTTTTTAAATACTTGCGTTGTACCATCACTTGTTACGACTAGTATTACAACCTGATCGATGGGTGTACCAGTTTGTTCTTCATACATCTCAGCATAAGCCGCACCTTGTATAAAGTAATTACTAATCCATTCTTCTTTCTTTTCACTAGTTGAGGTCTTAAAGTCAATCACTGACAATTTGCCCTCATATTCACCGATGCAATCTACACGACCTGCAACAGTATACTTCTCTGAAAACATTTGTGCTTCTTGCACGTGAATATTGTTGATGTTGTTTAGAACAGGTTTAAATTCATTAAACATACTCCACGCCAACAAATTCTTTTTATGTTTCTCGTCTAGCGTCTCTTTACTTACGTTGTTGAGATAATCCTCAACCATATTATGAACAGCAGTTCCACGGTTTGCGGAAGTTCTAGCAATATAGTTAGCGACTTCTTCACCAACCTTCTTACGCCATTCATGTAGACCTTTCTTGTCTCTGATAGAAAGTACAGTTGTAATTGAAGGATATGATTTATTTGTTTCCAAATGTTCATAAAACCTCTTTCCATTAATATTTTTCGCTTTGAGTTCTGGAAACTCAATTTTATTATCTAAGTGTTCAAACATAATATATCCTTATTATAACAGGTTTCTGACTAAAAGTCAAGTGGTTTATTGGTCTTCGTCACCGATTCTATCAGTGGCAAATAAATCCAATGCTTTTTTGTACGTTGCGTTAGTTCTTTTAATCCACCCCTTACCAAAGGCATCAAATGTAGATAAAGATTTGTAATACTCTTTTCTTGCTACTGAGTAGTTTTCTAGTGTATCTGCAACACCAAATTCTTCCGTGTACTTATCAACAGCCGCAAGTGTAATTGGTCCAATTCCACCATCTGGTTCAACACCAATAATTCTTTGTAAGAATTGTGCTGCTCTACCAGGACCTGCGTTCACAGCAAAGTCAAATACTACCAAGTCTAAACCTGATGGTAAACTATCGCATTTGCATTTGTCCCAATAACCTTTTTTGTAGATTGGTGCTACATCTTCAACTGTTAAATCTTTCATATCTTTTTCGCCACCAAATTCTTCGTACACTCTTTTAGTAACGCCAAGATTTGTTTCACCGCCTGGATCTCTAGGATGATTTACGTACCCACCCTCGTGGTGTAGTATCATCTCTAAACTAGGCTGATAATTCTTTTGCATGTAATAACTCCGTTTTATATTTCAATTTCATTTTCTTGTGGTCACGTGAAATTCTCCACATTTCCGATGATCGGTCTACCGATCTTTCTTCTTCTATATCGTTTACTTTTTTCTTATAGTACTTATGAGACTTTTTCAAGTCTGCATTACTGGTTGTCATAGTGCAATCCTAACTTTATTTTTTGTATTAGATAATCTCGTAAGAAACCACTTCTTACGATGTCGCCTAAATCAAATTCTATGTTTTCAACAGAATCCATTTCAAATAAGATTTTCTGGAAATCGTAAACACCATTTCTCTCTGCTGTCTTATTTAAATCTGTCTGTTGGAAATCACCACAGAATATAATTCTGCTGTTCTGACCGCAACGTGTTATGATTGTATCTAATTCATGGAAGTTAAGATTTTGACACTCATCGACAATAATTATACCATTATCAATTGTTATACCTCGTAAAAATGATGTAGATAAAAATTCTATAGTGCCTTGATTCCTTAGATCAACATACAATCGGTCGAACGCATTATCTGTTGGTGCTTGAAACATAAACCTTACCATGTTTTGATAAGGCATTTGATATAGAAATGATTTGTCTTCTTCATCGCCAGGTAAGAAACCAATGTCTCTTGTTGGCAATAAACTTCTTACAATGTAAACCCTTTGTTGTTCAGTGCTTGCTTTTAAAACTTCTTTCAATGCTAGATGCAATGATAGAAACGTTTTACCTGTGCCGGCAACACCATATAGAAATAGATGTTTGCCAGAGTTCCAAGCCTCAACAACCCTTTTCTGATTTTCAGTAATAGGTTTGATATTGACTAACTCTTTGTCTGTAATTCCTAATTTTTTATTCTTCGCCATTTACTGATCCTTTGTCTTGTGAGTTTTACCTGTGTTCTTACCTTTCTTAAAAACATAATCTAATGTGCCATTTGCACCTGCGATTACATCTTTCTTTAGGTTCTTAAACAAGTTCATCTCTTTGACCTTTTTAGCAGTTTGTTCAGCGAAAGAAGTTAACTTTTTAATATCTCTCATAATTAATCCTTTAAGTGCGGCCCGTCAAAAGACGGGCCTTTATCTAGTCCTGGATCAGCAACAGCTGACTTTCAGGCAGTGTTGACCCTAATTTTGCTCTCTGATCTGCTTCGGACAGATACATTACTATTTATTTCTTTCTCGCTCTGTGTTTTGCAATTGTCTGCTTAGTCTTAATTTTCTTAATACTTTCACGTGGTCCATATCTCTCTGCTAGAGGAGAGTTAGGATGTTTTTCAGATATCTTAGAAAGTGTATCTTTCCAACCACTATCTGTTTTACTATCGATACCACCAGTGCTTGAAACAATGTTTACTTTAGTTGGTGGCATTAACTTGATATGTTTCTGTTTGATAAATTCTTCCATCTCAGAAATAGACATCAAGTCTTCGTATTCTGTTTTTGTCTTTGTATTGTAAAATCTATACGTTGGCATTAGCGTACCAATCTGGAATGTTTCGATTTGTCCATTTAGCAAATTCCTTCTTCGCTACTATATAGTAGTTTTTGTATGCCTTGATTGAATCGCCTTCGACCATACACTCAGGAAACTTCTTCATCGCCTGAGGTGGTTCTTTGAAACCTTTGTCTTCTAAGTTCTTAGGTGTATGTTTTAGAATGTCACTGAGCAATGTCCAGCTGGAGTGATCTTTGCCTTTTTGGTTTCCGTATCTATGTCGATACTCTCTGGCAAGTTCACACCACAAGTTGAACAACCACTGGTAATGCTGACTAGAAGTACGAGCCCAAACAGTAGACGGATGATTGAAATGACAGGCCTTGTATACAATGTTCTCTAAGTTATCTGGCAATCTGTATCGTGTAACTTTTCTACCCAATTTAGATTTACCAATGTATTTCTCGCCGTCAACCATTCTGTGTGCCGTAGATAATATTTGTGCATACTCAACAAGCATTTTGACGACATGCTTGTCACAATGCATCTCTGCGGCTACTTTGGGGTCATTGTCTAAATAAAATATATTCATATATATAATCCAATATAAAAGATAAGTATCATTATACCACAAATTCCTACAAAAGTCAAGGCTTTTCTTTTCAAGTATTTCTGATTATTTTGGTGTGTTTTGTCATCTGACGGTAGTGGTTTTGTCATTCTTTTACCCTATAAAATATGTGACTATCAATTCTTGTAATCTTTTCTAAGTGATCTGCCCAATGTGGTTTAACGTAATAAGCATGATAGTGTGTTGCATCTTCGACTACGTTCGGTACTTGATCTGGCATCGCCAATACAACTCCTGCAACCATTTTTGCTTTCTTCCAAATCTCTGGTTCTCGTATCTTATCTGACTTACCATCACAAAACCAACTGAATTGACATTTGTTTCTGACAGGAAAATGCTCTGCCCATGTGTATGTAGGACCTTGTTTTACTACTTCACAAACTGTATTTGGATATCTTGGATGTTTAACTCTATTCATTGTTACTTGTGCAACTGCAATCATACCTGCCTGTGATTCCGATCTCGCCTCAAAATAAATGTTTTGTGCAAGACAATCAAACGCATGGTTCTTTGGTTCGTACACTTCACTCTTTGCTGTACCCCAATATAAAATTGTAATTACTAATACAATAAAAAATAATAGTTTCTGATAAGGATAATTATTCATCGACTTTTAACCCCAGGTTTAATCCATTTTGTTTAAACTTCTCTTTCCAACTGTGAAATTCTGTATTGTGATTGACAGTAGATCCTTCGATAGTTTGCCACTGCCATAGATGTACCATCTCGTGTGCCAACACTTCTACGAATTGTTTAAAGTTCTTGTAGACTGGCACCATGTATAATGTGTTTGGTTTTTTACCACCAGTATCATCAAATTCAAACATACCTAAAGCATCTCTCATATTCTTAATATAGAATTGATTAAATGCCTCTAGTCTGTTATCAAATATAATATTGTTTAATATATCAAACCATAGAAACATATCGGCATAAGTTGTTCTATACCGTCTGTCTCTGTGATGAAATGGTTTAATAAGTTTTCTAAGTTTATTCTTCAAATTAATTTGTTAATGTTTCTTTGTATTTTTGTTCTACCATAATCTCTAAGTCTCTTTGAACACCTTCTAAGATTTGTGGTAACTGTTTTTCTAAAATAGATAATGCCGTAATCGCAAATGTATATGCGGCTCTATCTAATTCTGCTTTTAATACTGCATCATTATCAATTGAACCTGAAATGTTTTCTTTAATTACATGACTAAGAACAGCCGTATTGTAATCGTCTGCTTTGGCAACGTTAAAGATTGACCATGACCAAATGTAAACAAATACTACAAACAGAGTTAAAAATGATTTACGCATATGCATACCCCACAGTGTTACCATTTAAATAATCATCGATAATCTCATCGACATTATATTCATCAACACCTAAAATGTCAAGGTTAGACACTTGCATAATTTCTTTTTCTGCATCGTCTTTACTAATGACACCAGATTTAACTTTATCTAGGATGCTGTCAACTTCTTGTTCGGCACAATCATATGCCCATGCTTTTACTTTTCCCATAATGTATACTCCTTTTTGTTAATCATGTATATACAATAACAGGTATATTAGTATTTGTCAATGGTTATTTTGGCCCATTTTGTCGCACCTAAAACGCCCGATTTTACTTACTTTTGCATAAAACTATCGTTCCAGTTGAACGCATCTTTGACTAAATTTGCCGTTAAACCCTTGTATTTCTTGTTTAACTCTTTGTCTTTTGCGGCTAGAATTAACTCTGCTTCTTCTTTGTTCAGACCTTCTAACATCTGCAAGAACATCATCTCTCTTTTATTCTGCGATAGGTTAGGGTTACCACCTTTGATAAAGTGATATAGTCTTCTCGCCTCACGTTTCAGATACGTATGCTCTGTACCTTCTGGTGCTTCGTTTTCTTTGTATGGTGGTTTACCTTCTGGTAAATCCCATGTAATATTTGGATCGAAACCAGATTTAAGAACCATTCTTAATTCTGCTGTATCGTAGTGTTTTAACACTTCTAGTTTCTTTGGTTTATCTTTAGCGTTATTCACTTTCACTAAAATTTCGTGGAAAGTTAAAGTTGGCCCGAACTTTCCTGTTTCATCAAATGCCATTTTTAGAACTCCTGTATTTGACCTATTAAGTCTTTTAATTTGTTTTTAATAAAATAGTTTAGAATGTTATGTCTTCCTAAAAACTGTACACTCTTAAACTCTGTCATAATATTATCTTCTACCTCTTTAGGTATATAGTCGAAATCCACAAGGCGCATATTTCGTTGGAAATTTCTGTACTGATATTCATTACAGAAGCCTTTAGGATCACTAGCAATCCAATAACTCAGTTTCTTTTTACTGATTGGTTTTTGTCTAATGCCATTCACAAACGTATCATCTGCTGATAAAAAGTTTGGAATACTGTCACCACGATCACCTTTGAGTATATGCTCTTTGATATACTGTTTAGGATCCACACCTTCTACCCATTTCTTTTGTATGGGTGCATATTGTTTTACATTACTGTATTTTTGTAACTGAATAAAATCTTTATCACCACTTAGAATTAGCATCTTCTCGTCTGGATGGTTCTTAACTAGCACAGCAATAATATCGTCTGCCTCTGCACCATAAACATCTACCACTCTGTATGGCATCTGTTCTTTTAGTTCATCTCTGACTTGATTAAAGATTGTAAATATCTTATCCCAATCATGTGAAGATTCTTCTCTTGCTTGTTTTCTTTGTGATTTGTAATTTGGAAATACTTCTCTACGCCAATAGTGTCTACTATCACAGCATATAATAATGTCACCAAATTCTTCTTTGAATTTTACATTGTAACCACGTATAGAATTTAGTATCATATGCCTTACTAAATCCTCGCTGATGTCTGAACCCTTACCACCGAGTTGTGCCATCATGTTTGAAATCATTACTTGGTTTAAATCAATTAAAATCATTTTAAATCATCACCTTCAAATTCTACTGTCTTTTCTATCTTCGGATACTGTATCTGACTAAAGTATTTATTGGTCTTTGGATCCTTCAATATTTTCATCATATCTTTGACTACATCTTGCATTGGATGTTTTAAATTAAATTCTTTTAATACTAACGCTCTTAGAGCCTCAATAAAGAAACCTAGTTCTCTAAATGTACGTTTACTGTTTTGCCATTTAGTAGAACCAATACTTAAACCCTCGTGTTGCCATTCGTGTATAAGACGAACCATATAGTCATCTACCATGCTGTTAGCATAGGCACGAAGACCTTCGTCTTGTTCCTTCTTAGACATCTTTTCGTTTTTAAGTTTTATCTTCTTTTTTGTTTTGAAGTCGATTACTTCGCCCATATTTTTCCTTTAATTCAAAGTATTTTAAAATACCCTTTATCGATAACTCCTGTTGTATCGCTTTTCTTTTGTAGACCTCATACGTTTTTTTCAATGATCTCACCTTGGAAGTTGATGTATCCTTTATCTAAAAGATATTCTTTCAGGTGATTAAACCCACCAACTAGTTCGCCGTCAATCATTATCTGAGGCATGGTTCTAACTTGTTTACCAACTGCCTCGTATAATTC